GTGATGCTTTTCTAATGTTTCAATTCTTTTTATTTTAGACACCGCTTTTTTTAATTTATCTTTTAATAATTTATTTTGGTTTTCCAAGTATTCTATTTTTTCTGAATCTTCAAACATTCCACTATTTGTCATTCGTCAAAGACCTCCTGAAGCTGCTCTTCTGTACTCGGAGTTAATTTAGTAATCTCATTAGCTTTAGTAATTGCAACTATCTCAACATGAGTATCTCTTAACTCATCTTTACAAGCATCCTTAGCTTCATTTAATGTGTCCATTAACGCTGGATAATTACTCTCATAAACTCCGTATATATAAAGATCATTTATAGCAGCTGTAACTCTTGCTAAACCTTTATGTCTTTTTTCTAATCTTAAAAGTTTTTGATCGTTACTCATTTTTAATAACCTCTTTTAATTTATATTTAACATTTTCAATTTTAAGTTCCTGAATGTCAGCTTCTGATGTTGTAGGATCTTTACCTTCAATAGCTTTATTCTCATCTGGGTATTCTTCTTTGACTACAAAGTGAGCTTCTCCTTGAGTAGTTTTAATTATCTTACTCATGGTGGACCACTATCTTTTCTCTACGATCAGCTTCTATTCTATTTTGCTTTAGTGCAGCTTCTGCATTCTCAGGTACATCAACAACTTTATCTCCAAGATCTCTGGTCCATCTAATTACTGGATCAAAGTCAGTCATTAAAATAGTTTTAATTTCTAGCGCTCCATCCATTACACCTTCTTTAACTTCAGGTTGGTACTTAACAATAGTCATCCAATGTGAAGCTCTATCTGGATCTGTCTGCTCTTGTATTTCTATCTCTACAAATTTAGGTTTTATTATCGACATGAAGCCTCCATTTCTATTGCGTGTTCAAGATCTTTAGCTTCATTTCTTAGAGTTAGTCCTCTATGATATTCAATAAAGTTTGGATCTATAATTACATCAGCTCTTAATTTAAAAAATTCTGCTAACTGTTTAAGCTTGAGTGCGCTTACTCCATTAGCTCCTTTTTCATATTTTTGAATTTGTTGAAATGTTACGTTAATTGCTTTTGCAACTCTGCTTTGTGTAAAGTTATTTAATTTCCTGATGTACTTGATGTTGCTTCCAACTGTGGCATTGAAGGCAAGTTCTTCAGGTGTTCTTTGTCTGTTAGGCATTTTATCTCCTCTATGGTTAATTTAAAGTAAGTTTCCGTTTGTTCTTGCCATCCAGTAAAATCATAAATTGTTGATCTTTCTGCTGTTGCAAAGAACGCCAACGGTGGCATTTGTCGAAACACATCATCAGCTTTAATAAAAAATGCTGGAAGGTTATCTTCAAATTTTAGATACCAGTTAGTCTGGTTAATTTGGTGTATTGGCATATCACTACTGAATGCCTGGTAATGAACATATGTTGCGTAAGCTTTATCTCCTTCTTTTCTACTCATGATAAATATTCCTCCAATGGATCTATGATTTGATTTCTTTTAATTTGCTCTGCTAATTTGCAGATTATTCTTTGACTAACTTCAGGTGTAAAATTCATCACATCTCCAAACAAAGCCAACATATCTAAAGATCTTCCGTCAATAGCTGGAAGTTTATCCCAGTCATTTTTTTTAAACATCCATTCGATATTTTCTTGGTACATATTTTTTTCTGTTTCCATCTCAAGCGCTAACTTCTGCGCTTCAGATAATTGATTCTCAGGAGTGTTAGGAAATTTAATTACTTTATTGCTCATTTTTTCCTTTTTGCATTAACTCCGCCTGGTAAAGATAGTTAGCTGCATCATCGTAGGTATCTTGTTTAAAACCTCCTTGAGTTCTAATAAGTTTTGCAACTACATACATATTGGCAACTACATGACCTGGAATATTTTTATTCAATCCAAGTAGAGAGGACCAAGCTCTGCCGATATTATTCATATTGGCATCGAATGATCCATACTCTAAATGTTTAGCTTGACGGATCTGTTTAAGCTTTTCGTTTTGCATTTTTATCTTTACTATCTGCATGAGCAGAGTAGGCAGCGTTAATGAAATACGAAGCAGTCTTTGCAAGACTTTGAGGCATCTCAAACTGTTCGTCTGATAATGTTCTCAGCTTCTTATAAGTGTCCATGCTCAAGGCTATAGATTTATATTTATCCGTGTCCATGATTACTCCAAGTTCGCTGGATCAAATGATGTATCAGCTTGGTTGAGTTCCAATTCCTCTACACGGTGCATCCAGTAGTAGGTTGAACCAGCTGGAAGTTTTCCTGAGCCAGTTGCTTCAGCTTTGTAAGCACCAACTCTATATTTTTTTCCATCAGGTAAAGTTATTGTTCCTTTAAGGTCATAACTTTTTGGGTTTTCTTTATTAACATTAGGAAATACTACACCTAATGATTTTCGTTCTTTAGTTTGGTCATCCATTATTGAACAACTCCATTTGCCTCAAGTTTAGATTTAATCTTGTTAAACTTTTCAAGAAACAGTTGCCAAGCATAAGCATCTTCTTGCTTAACTTTCTGCATAAGTTCTTTGTTAGTTGTAAGCCAAGATTGGTACGCACCGAGATGAGAGGCTTTATCAAGCTCAGTTAATGCTGCTGTAAGTTTAGTATCAGAAGCAACTATTGCGTTTGATACTTCTTGAGCAGAAGCAATATTGTCATTTGTTAAACCAGCAAATGCAGCGGCACGACCGACTGCGCTCGTTTCAGCTACTTCTAATGAGGATAGTTGATTTATTCTTGATGAGGATTTTAACTCTTCAGCAAGTCCAGTTGATACTAGCTTTCCATCAATCCAAATTTCAGATCTAACGATAACCTTTTTATCGTCATGGTATAGAAGCTCTGTTTTAATAGTTGCATCTGTACCTAGATTCTTTCTTAAAATTCCAACTCTAAATGCAACATCTGCATACTCTTTTGAGTGAATTTTTATTGTATTGCCTTTAAGATTTCCTTTGAAATCAGCAATAGTGTTTTTTAATTTATCAGCTGACATATGTAATAACCTCCTATGATTAGTGTTGTGTAGTTGATGAGTTGTGGCGACATTATTTGTTGCTCCAAATCTTTTTTGCTCTAGCCAAATGTTTAGATCCAATATTCCAATAGAACTGATGATCAAATCCAGGATCAACATCTTTAGCAATTTCGTCTAGTATCATGTCAGGCTCTTCAAGATCTATGTACCTAGAAAGCAATCGTTCTTTTCTGATACAATTTCTGACAAGCTGCTCGTAATAATTATTTAAATTTTGTAATTCTAAATCCGCACAATTCTTTTCAGTAAAGATCATGTGATCATCTGCAGTTAGATAGATAAGATAAGGAAAAGTTTTCTTATTCAATTTTCTTAGGCTGAAACAATAAAAAGCCAACTGCTGCAAATGATTAACTAACGGAGTGGATGGCAACTTAGCCGATGCGAAAGACCGAGTGCCATCCTTCTTAATCTTACCAGGTCGTTGCCAAGACGTTTTTAACTCACAGACCGAAAGGAACAGAGCATCGCTCGAAACATGAGAAGGCGATGATGCTGCATCAGATCGCTCTGAAGCATTAAAATCTGTAAAGTGTACGTCAGTCCTACCAACTATTGGAAGAGAAAGTCTGTGATCGATATGATTGATGCTATCTTCAGCAACAACCTTTTCTGATTTAAGGATATTTAGTTTTTCAAAAGCTATAAATCCTTGTTGAATAGTTTGAGGTATAGTTTCCTGGAAGTGTTCTTTCTTCTCTCTGTCTTTATCATTGACTGGAATATACTCCATAAATTTTTCCATTGCTTTTGCAATAGCTTCTTCTTTAGAAAGTTTTGTATTTTTATGTGGTGCAAGTTTTCTTTGATTAGGATTGAAACTCCAGATGTCAGTTGAGTAATGAAATTGAATTGCATCATTCACACAAACTCCAGCTGCCATATTAGCATTGCCTTCAAATTCTCTTCTTTGTTCTTGAGTAGAAAATAAATATCTGAATGCGTAGATACCTTCAGGCATTGAGCTTGAAGTGGGGGAGTGATGATTAATTTTTAAAAGTTCGTTTAATTTTTGAAATCCGTCTTGTTGTAAAGTTTCTAACGGATCTATTATTTTATTTGTTTTTAATATCATGGAGCTGTGATACTCCGCTAAAAACTTTTATTCCTTCTGCTGATGTAGAGATTTGTGTAATTTGTTTACTTGGTTTTATTTTGATACTTTAGGATGTTTGGTTTGCTTTTGTCGTTTTTGTCGTTTTGTAACTCTGGAACATCGTATTTTACGGTATCTTTTATCAACCAGGCTTCAATGCTTTCTCTTCTATATAAAAAAATATTTGTATCTTTAGGATTAATCCATATTGGACCAACTAATACTCCACCATCCTGAGTAATTTCTCTCATATAAGCTAAAGCTCTTTTTTTAATACCGTATTCGGCTTCAATATCAGTAGGTTTCATTAAAATTGTTTTAGCCATTAGCCTTGTAATTCCTCATCGGTATAATTTGGTGTTTCAGATTTTTCTATAATGTCAGCAAATCTTTCATCTAATTTTTTTAATTCTTCTGGTGTGAAATCTGCTTTAATTAATTTTGCATCTTTAATTGGTTTTATTTTTTTTTCAAATTTTGCATCTCCATACGCAGCTCTACCTATTGTATCTTGAATACTACTACTAACTTCTATTAATGTTTTAATTTTATCTCTTTTAAGCAATGTAACGTAATCATCGTCATCAAGATCAGATTTTAAATAATCTTCTAATCTTTGTTTTAAGTAAGACATCTTTTGAATTTCTTTAAAGTTTTTATAATTTAAATCTTCATCAATTCTGTTGTCAGTATAAATTTCTTTATATTTTTTTTGAACATCAACTCTTGAATTTGAATAAAGTTTAGCTGGATTAATAAATGAAACTACTGGTGCTACAAAGAACGGATCTAAATCTTGAACAATAATTCTATCACTTTCGACTTGATTAACTACATCTTCAAAAGAATTAAAATCTTCATCAGGAATAATACCATCAGCGCTAATTGTATCTGGATCTATTGTGTGTAGATCTACAGTTTTGCCATTATGATTTGTTTTGTAAACTCCAATATAATATCTTGCTCTTGGATTACCATCAGATCTATCTTTTATGTTAGCACCAACAATAACTATTTGATCTTCAAAAACTTTTTTTTCATTAGAGCTATAATAAAAAGCAATCAGGTTATGTAAGTGTGAGTTTGGACTATCAATTCTTATAGCTTTAACATCAGCTCTATAAATTTCTCTTGGACATTTAATAACTCCTAAATCTTTTGAAGTAATTTCATGATGATCAACTAATACTCTTTTTAATAATGAGCTTTGTAAAGTATCTGTAGATCCCCAGATATTGACATACAAGTCATTAAATAAAATTTCTGCTGGATCGCAACCTAAAGCTTTTGCATATTTAATTGCAACATCTCTTGATATTTCAAATTCATCTTTTAAGTGTCTAAATATTGTTGCTTCATTAACATCAGCAAGGTTTGCTAAATCTTTTGCTGACATTCCACTTTCTAAAAGTTTTTGATTTAATAATGCAGCTGGTTTTTGAATATCATAAATTCCGTATTTATTTTTATTAAGTTCCAAATTTAACTTATCCGAATTTTTTTTACTCTGTTGATTTAGTAACTCTACTAAAGTTGAGTTCCATACATTGTTAAATTGTCTTTCTAAATTAAGACCTATTCTTGACGCTTGTCTGGCACAAATTTTATAAATATCTTGTTGTGGTCCTAAGTATATTTTTTCATAAATTTTTTTATCTTTTTTAGATATGAAATAAAAAACTACTCTTGCAACGACACCATCTTTTGCCATTGTCATTTCTATTTTTGGAAGTTGTCTAGTATCAAAATATGTAGAGGTAAGTTGCTTCTCGCTAAGATCCTTTGGTAACTTTGGATCAAATCTTGGTTCATATTTCATATATAGGCTTTTATAGAATACTTGCATATATGCAACCTTTATATGATCGATATGCAACTTTTTTCTTGATTATCTATATTGCTCGTTTATTGAGGTTTTTATGGTTAAAAAGGTCTATTTTAAAGGAGTTAAGTTCTCTGGATATAGCAACTGGCATAGACAACAGCATAATTGCTTAGGTTTTAGCGATATTGACCAGGTTTCGACTTGTAATGCTTGTTTAAAGCCGCTTTTTTTAGCTGAAACTGTATTCAATAATGGTCAAGGCTGGAATAAGCCTCATAAAGTAACTAAGCAACTAGCTGAGATGGCTGGAATACCAGCATATATCGTTTGGTATAAGCTTATTGGAGAGATGATGATGTTTATTCATGTCAAAAAGATAGCTCCAGATTATAAAGATGGCTTTTCATCAGAGCCAATAAAATTAGATCCTGATCAATGGCTTCAGTTCCTGGAGTATCAGCAAGTAAAACACTATCCAGATTGCACAAAAAAAGATCTATTCAATAAAAAATTAAGAGAAGATATGAGAGCCAATAGAAGGAGTGCGTTTGCGTCAATTCTATATAAGTGATCCTAAAATATTTGATCTCAAGATGTCAGATTTTGATTTCAAATTATATTCTTATCTTTGTAAGAACTATGATCTTAAAAGATTAACTCCGTATGTAAGAATGATTGATTGCGCAGATCACATGATAGTTC